TAAGAATCAAAACTAAACAAAGACCCCTAATTATGAATATTACATACCCTCCGCATACAGGCCTAAATTCAGGCCGTATGCGCATATCCGGCTATGCCAGTCTGTTTGGTAAAAAAGACCTGGGCGGTGATATTGTCCGCAAAGGTGCTTTTTCGGCCAGCCTGTTATCTCTGAAAAACGGTCAAATCCCAATGCTCTTTGCCCACGAAACCAAAGAGCCGATCGGTGTCTGGCACCGTATGTTTGAGGACGCCACGGGGCTGTTTGTCTCGGGCGATGTTTTCCTCGGTGAACCCCGTGCAGACCGTACGGCGCGCCTTGTGCGCAGTGGTGCGCTGAGCGGTTTGTCCATCGGCTACCGCGCCACAAGAAGCCGCACATTAAACACAGGCCGTGAACTTATTGAACTTGATCTTTGGGAGGTTTCTATCGTCGCCTTCCCAATGTTGCGCACTGCGCGCATCACCCAAATCGACGATCTGTTCCCCAATGATCAAATTGATCAGGAACTTTCAACCTCACACAGGAGAAAAATGTGAGAAACTTAAAAACCACACCCCTAAAGGAAACCAAAATGGTAAAGTCCGCCGAGCTGCGCACTGCCCAGGCTGATTTTTCCGCTACATTTGCAGCTTTCAAAGATGCCAATGATCAACGGCTCGCCGAAATAGAAGCCAAGCAATCGGCAGATGTTTTGTTAACTGACAAAGTAGAGCGTTTAAATGCGGCACTGGATCAACAAACCAGCCATATTGAACGCCTGTCCATTAAAAATGCACAACCGCAACTGGGTGTCGTATCCGATAACTCTGAAGCCAAATCCGCTTGGTCGTCTTATATTCGTACAGGCGATGGCAGTGCTTTGACATCACTGGAAAGCAAAGGTCTAAGTGCAGGCGTTGACGCTGAAGGCGGTTATGTTGCTCCGGCAGACACAGAGAGCCGTATTGACCGTGCTCTGGCTGAAACCTCACCGTTTCGTTCTATCGCCAGCATCCGCCTTATTGGAGCCGGCACATATAAAAAACCCGTCAGTATTGGCGGCGCGACGTCAGGTTGGGCCGGTGAAACCGATGCTCGTCCCGAAACCACCGTACCGCAAATGGATTTGTTGGATTTCCCTGCTGGCGAACTTTATGCCATGCCGGCGGCGACACAAATTTTGCTTGATGACGGCGTTGCTGATGTCGACCAATGGCTCGCCGATGAAGTTCGTGATGTGTTTGCAGCGCAAGAAACCGCAGCCTTCACAACGGGTAATGGCACCAACAAACCAAATGGTATTTTGAACTATACCAATGTTGCTGATGCGTCCCAAACTTGGGGTAATGTCGGTTATGTGGCGACGGGTACGGACGCCGCATTTGACGACACGGCCCCCATTGATGCGTTGATTGATTTGATCTATGCGCCGAAACCGCGTTACCGCGCGGGTGCCAGTTTCATGATGAACCGCCGCACGGTTGGCGCTCTGCGTAAATTCAAAGACGCAGACGGCAATTATATATGGCAACCTGCTGGTGCCGCTGGACAACCTTCATCCTTGCTGGGTTATCCATTGGTTGAAGTTGAAGACATGCCGGATATTGCTTCCGATAGTTTTTCGGTTGCCTTTGGTGATTTCCGCCGTGGTTATCTAATCGTTGACCGTCAAGGCGTTCGGGTTCTTCGTGATCCCTATTCTGCCAAACCATATGTCTTGTTCTACACGACCAAGCGTGTCGGCGGCGGTATCCAAGATTTCAATGCCATCAAGCTTCTGAAATTCGCTGCGAGTTAATCCCCTCACTCGCGCGACCCGCCGTGCAAGCATTTGTGCGGCAAGAAAGCTGCCCCTGTTCTTTCCCCCACTAATTTGAGGAAAGTTTCAGGGGCAGCCACCCTTTATTTTTACATTGAGAACATTATGTCCCTAATAGATTTGGCCGCCCCTGCGGTGGAACCGATTGATCTTGCCTATGCGAAAGTCTTTCTGCGTATTGAAGGTACAGACGAAGATACGCTCATTGAAACTCTTATCAAAACGGCGCGCCACCGCGCCGAAAATATGATTGAGCGGGCATTGATTAACCGTAGTTTTATATATCGGTGCGCGGTTCCCCCCAATACATGTTTGACATTGCCGCGACCCCCTTTGCTAAGTGTGGCGCGGCTGACATTAATAGCGGAAAACGATCAGGCGGTTGATATACCTGCCAGTGATTATTCCGTCACCAAGCGTAGAGATCCGGCGCAGGTCAATTTAAAGCCCGGTAAAAATTGGACGGATTACCTTACCGAATTTGTAACGCTGGAAGTCGAATTTACGGCGGGCTACGGTAGTACGCCTGATGATGTGCCGCTGCCTATTCGCCAAGCCATATTGCTACTGCTCGCGCACTCTTACGAATACCGTGAAATGTCCGACAGCCCCGCCGTACCGATTATGGTGGATGCTCTACTCGCGCCTTACCGGTTGGTGCAGCTATGATTGGTAATCTGCGTACCCGTCTTGGGATATATGTGCCGCAAACCACGCCGGACGATTTTGGCGGCGTGCAGACAAACTGGGTCTTATCTGGTCAGGCTTGGGCGCATATCAAACCCAATACGGCGACAGAACGATCTGAAAATGGCCGCGCTGCAATCACCAAAACATATCTGGTCACTATTCGTTGGCAACGGGATTTCCCCGAGCGTGCGCGCTTGTTGTGGGAGGAGCGTACCTTGCGTGTCTTGACCGCATCTGATCCTGATTTGCGCCGTGAACGTTTGCATTTAATTTGTGAAGAGGAAGAGCAATGAGCGATGACAATCAAGCCCAAGCTCTGGCCAAGGCCATACATTTGGCGCTCAGCTCTAATGTAGCTGTGCAGAGCGTATTGGGACAAGAAGCGCGCTTATATGACCATGCGCCCGAAGATCCGATTTACCCTTATTTGACATATGGTTCTATGCGCAGCGCAGATATCGGCGGGGACGATAGTCCCATGACCGCCCATAATTTAACGCTGCATTTGTGGTCACGATACGGCGGGCGAGCTGAAACCATGACCATGCTACAGGCTGTGTCAGGTGCGCTGGAAGATGGCAGTTGGCAGTTAGCCCAAGGTCATTTGGTCAGTGCAAATGTCATTTTTACTGATCAATTTCGCGCCCCGGACGGCCTCACCCTGCACGGTATTATCCGCCTGAACGCAACCACTCAACCATAATTTTACACAAAACAGGAGGCCGACATGGCTGCACAACGCGGGCGGGATATGCTCGTCAAAATCCAAAATGATCAAGGCGTATTCGTCACGGTCGCGGGGCTTCGTACCAAGACCCTGAAGTTTAACGCCAAGTCTATCGATATCACCCACAGTGAAAGCGACGAATCGTGGCGAGAACTCCTACCGGGGGCAGGGGTTAAATCCGTTGAAATTGGTGGCGAAGGCATCTTCCGTGATAGTGCATCCGACGCACTTGTCCGTGCTAGTTTCTTCGAGCAAACCGCCAAAACTTACGAGATCATCATTCCGGATTTCGGCACCATTACTGGTGAATTTCTCATCTCGACCTTGATGTATGCAGGCTCGTATAAAGGCGAGGCCAGTTATGAGCTGCAATTGGTCAGTGCGGGTAAGCCTGTGTTCGCGGCATTGTAATGCCTGAGTATATGACAAGCGGGTTTCAAAAGGGCGATGTCCCTTTAAAAATTGAAGGGCGGACTTACCGTATTCGCTTAACTTTGGGTGCATTGGCGGAAATCGAAGCGAGGCTCGGCGTTAAAGGGCCATTAGAACTAGCAAAAAAAATCAGAAGCTTTGGGTCCAAAAACCGGAGCGATGCCGAGGCCATGACTTTATTGGAATGCCTGATGTGTAGTGCAGATCATTCGAGCGAAATGCGAGTACCGCCTATGGTCAGGAACGCAAAACCTATGGACTATATGCCCGCCATTGCCATCCTGTTTGAAGAGACATTTGCGTAAGCGAGAACAAGTGCGTGAGCGAGAACAAGTGCGTGAGCGAGAACAAGTGCGTAATCGATAACGGGTCAGAATGGCCATTTGATGTGTGGCTTAAAACCGCCGTGCGCGGGTTTGGATTATCACCCAGCCAATTTTGGC